CTTGTTTCGAAGGTGTATCATTTTCATACCCGTGTTGTGGTATAAAAAATTCTCATGTTATTATATATATATTTTTTCTACGTGTCGATTGACCAATATTATGAAATGATTCTGGTTATCCTGTTTCCCCAGAATATAGTATATATATAAAAAATTGCTTTTCCATAATGCATTAAGACCTTTTGCAATAAGCCGGTGTTATTGTTATTCCAAATCTTTTATTAGTAATACCTTCTACAGTATGTAATACATTAACTGTTAATTGATGCCATTTTTTTGCTTCAATACATTCTCTATGAATCTCTTTATAATTATCATCATACCAAACTGTTTCTACATTATCTCCACCAGGATTTATAATATAATTAAATGCAACATCTCTATCATCTTTATGTATAGGAACACCATCATATATACATTGATAATTACATAGCAACTTGTCAAGTTTATCAACTAAATCAGGAAATAATATTTTTAATTCCTCAGCTAATTCAACTCCACATTTATGTATAGTGTAAAAATAGCGACCGATTCTTTCTTCATGTCGAAATATCCAGTGATTTGGAATTTTCTGGACTTCATCATAAGTTTCATGTTTACTTGGTTGTCGTATATCTAAATATTTAATAAATTGATTTTCCATACTATATATTATACCATAGTTTACTGCAAATGTAAACAGCTAAAGGGTACAAGATTCACAATAATCATCATATTCTTGCTGTGTATTAAAGTCCTTTCTCGATAAATCTTCAGTTGATTCATCTTCAATTGTTAAATCATTTGTATTAAAATAATATAATTGTTTACCACCATATTTATAAAATGTAATTAAATCCTTCATCATTTCAGACATTGGAACTTTATTGTCCTCATATTGAGCTGGATTATATGATGTATTTACAGATATTCCTTGGTCAACATACTTTTGGATTACTGCCATAATTTTTAAATAACCATCTGGTCCTTTTTGGTCCCATAACAAATCATATTTATTTTTAAGGTTATACATTTGTGGTACAACTTGTGCCATTATACCATCTTTTGATTGTTTATATGACACTAAAGCCCTTGGTGGTTCTACACCATTTGTAGCATTACCAATTTGAGCTGATGTTTCAGCTGGCATAATGGCCATTAAAGTAGAATTTCGTATACCTTTTTTCTTAAGTAGCACTCTCAACTGCTTCCAAGGCATTCTTTCTTTATGTTTGATTAGTTCATTAACCTCTTTTTTATAAGTGTCTATCGGCAGTATCCCGTGACCATATTTAGTCTCCATGTTTTTATAGCAACATCCTTGCTCTTCTGCTAAATTAGCTGAGGCTTTAATTAGATAATATGACCAAGCTTCTGCATATTCATCAACAGTTTCTAAGGCTTCATCATTATATTTTAATCCACGTTTTGCTAAAAAATATGCAAGATTAATGATACCAACACCTAATGGTCTCCTATTTATTGTTGACTTTTGCGCTGCAATAATAGGATAATTCTGATAATCTAATAAAGAATCTAAAGCACGTACAGCTAAATCACAATAATGCTCAAACTGAGATGGTTCATGTATTAATCCCCAGTTAATTGCTGATAATGTACATAAAGATATTTCACCTTTATTTGTATCGTCATATGATTCTAATCCATGTGAAGGTAAATCAATTTCACAACATAAATTACTTTGGTGAATCGGCGCTTGCTTCTCTATAAATGCACCATGTGTATTTGCATGGTCTACATTTTGTAGATATATTCGGCCTGTCTCTTTGCGTTCTGTTAAGAATTGAGAGAATACTTCTAAGGCTGACATAGATTTTTTTCTAACTGAATATGCTCTTTCATATTTTTCATATAATTCTTTAAATAAATCTTGGTCTTCAAAGAATGCATCATATAATCCAGGAACATCGTCTGGACTAAAGAATGTTATTTTGCCACCCTCTAATAATCTCTCATACATAAGCTTATTAAATTGAAATGCATAGTCCATATTACGTATACGAGTCTCTTCTGTACCTCTATTATTCTTTAATACTACTAAATCCTCAAATTCATAATGCCATACAGGCAAATAAACTGTTGCAGCACCTCCACGTACTCCACCTTGACTACAAGATTTTACTGCAGATTGGAAATATTTAAGGAATGGTATTAATCCAGTATGTACAATAGAACCATCACCAATATGAGCACCTACTGCTCTAATTTTACCAGCATTAATACCTAAACCAGCCTTCTTCGATATATATGACACAATTGATGTTGCAGTAGCATTAATAGAATTTAATGAATCATTAGATTCCAATACTACACAAGACGAAAATTGTCTTGTTGGTGTTCGTACACCTGCCATAATTGGTGTTGGAAGAGAGATATAAAATTGACTTACAGCATTATAAAATTCTCTTACAAATTTCATACGTCTTCCATTATATCGTGCAAATAATGTCATGGCAATCATTATATAAAGCACTTGCGGTGTTTCATATAGTGTTCCATCTGACCTATTTTGTACTAGATATTTTGACCTCATTTGTTCCATACCAGCATATGTGAAGTCATCATCTCTAGAATGATTTAATATATAACTATTAATATAATCTATTTCAGCTTCTGAGTATTTGTCTAATATTTCTGGGTCATATACACCAGCATCAATATTATGATTTATAATATCAATAAGAGGCCAAGGGTCTTTGTCACCATATACTATCTTCTTAAGTTTATAATTAATAAGCCTTGCTGCTACAAATTGATAGTTAGGTGTATTTTCAGTTATGAGTTCAGATGAGGATTTGATAAGAAGATCATGGATTTTAATTGAATCCATTTTTTCATATATTTGTACATTAGCGCGCATCTCTATTTCAGATACTGAAACGCCTGTTAAATCCTGGCACGCCCATTCGAGTACCCGGTGAATCTTATTAATATTAAATGGTTCAGTTTCACCAGACCTTTTGGTCACAAAAATAGACGTCATTTCACTCCAATTAAATTATGTTACAGAATATTACTTGCTGATATAAAAATATTTTCTCTTGTTTTATATATAGGAATACCTGCGAAATAATTTACAGGCTCTTTAGAATCTAAATGAATAATACTTCCTTTTATATAATCTGAAATATCATGATTTAGAATGTGTTGACCTTCATGAATGTTTTTAATTTCTTCATCTAAGTCAATTGAAGTATCGTGACCTAAGTCTTCTAATACTTTTAAAATATCTTCTTCAGCCATGCCATGCTCTTCTTTAAGTAGATAAAGAGCTGCTGCATAAGAAGCTATTCGTGTTCTTCCGAATGGAACCTTTTCCATTAATCTTTTAATATTAAATACTAATCTATGAAATGGTGTATAAGTTTTCTTTTGAGCTGAAGATTGTGCTGAGCCTTTAACTAACAATTTTCCCTTGTCGTCAATTACGCCTTCATCATAAGCTTCAGTTTTTTTCCAAGGGGTTACAAGTAGTTTAATAAATTTATATGTAATAAATAATTCTACAGCACCTTCGTTTAAATATTTGCTCATTTATAATTTCCTTAATACATCTATAATAGTTGAATCTAATGGGACTTCAACATAACTATCTTCTGGCAAATAATTTAAATATACCAAGAAGGTTTTAATAATACTTCGTAAAGTTATATGTGTTTTAGACATTAAGATTTCTGCACAAACATCTGGTCCTAACACATTAGCTAATATAATAATATGATTTAATATTAATCGTTCTTTTAAATCATCATCACGATAATACCTATTGATTAGCCGGTTGATATATTTAAATCTTGATATATCTTCCTTAAAATCTGCATCCGTCGACCACTTATCTTTTTGATAATGTTTGGCCGCGTATAACTCAAAGTTATCTTTAGTCAATTCCATAATATTATTTATGGTTATTACATTTGCCTTTTTGGAAACAATTCTTCTTTTAATTGATTTTTAAATTCTTTTAATTGTTTCAATAAACTTTTTTTACTTTTACGTTTATCTAACTCAACTCCAATAGTTCTACCATACTCTTCTAAGTCATCCTTTGAGGATCTATTTGAATATGATGCAGCCTCAGATTTTTTCTTCTTTGGTTTAACACCATTCCAAGCATTAACTTCTTCCTGGGTTAAATTCACTGCCATTATTAATTCACCACCTGGTGAAATATAACCACCTAATGATGCACTAGTTCCCACTGGGAACATTTTTTTTGTTTCTCCACTCATAATATCTCCTAATTATTTAAACATACATCTGATAACCAGAAATTTTTAAATCTATCTGATTCTTTCAGTCTCACCTCAACGTGATTACTCCCTAGTTTATTAATTGTACCTTCAACACCATCAAGTGTTACTACGTCATCATTCACATTAAATAGTTTACCAGCCACAAATTTTTCTCTTAAATGAGAGGCTCGTTTCAATTTCACATCTTGTCTAAAAGATTTTGACTCCTTTATACCCATGCCAGCTTGAACTGCTTTCATTAATCCTTCGGCATCTTTAAATTTCTTTGGCACACCACTAGTAAATGCAATTAAATCATTGTCTTCAGCAGCGGCTCTCATTTTAGAGGCTGACATACCTTCTGCACCTTCAGCGTCTGGGTCTCTAACACCAGCGCTCATAACATCTATTACATCAAATTCATAAAATCCATGTCTAGCTTTTCTACCATTAAAATCATCTAAAAGTTTAACAAATTCTTGGTGTCTATCATCACCAACAACTAATTCAAATTCTGTATATCCATCTTCATAAGCGGTTACCGCTACA